CGACACCGCTCCCGCCGACTCGGGCCCGGCGATGGGTGGTGGCGGCAACCTCGGCATCGGTGGTGGTACCAGCGGCTCGCTGCTCTCGTTCGGCAACAGCAGCCTGGCTACGTTGTCGGCTGGCGCCGGGAGCGCCGCCAGCGCTGGTGGTAGCTACGGCGGAACGGGTGGTGCGACGACGGCCGACACCACCGTCGACTACTCCGGTAGCGGCCCGCTGACCGGTGAGCAGATCGCCAAGATGGCCTACAACGCCGGGTTCCGCGGCGATGGCTTGCTGACCATCCTCGGCATCGCCAAGCGTGAGTCGAACTGGGATCCCGCCGCCCACAACACCAACCGCAGCACGGGCGACAACAGCTACGGCCTGACGCAGATCAACATGCTCGGCGACCTCGGTCCCTCCCGAGCCCGGCAGTTCGGGATCTCGGACTACCACGAGCTGCTCAACCCGCAGACCAACCTGCGGGCGGCGTTCAAGATGTCGGGTGGTACGGAGTTCGGTCCCTGGCTCGGCTACCGTGCCGGGTTGACGATCAACAGGGAGCAGCGTGCAGCGGCGTTGGAGGCCGTGCACGCCGCCCACCTCGGCGACGCCGTGTTCGACTCGGGGCAGTCCTCGTCGCTGTCGCTCGTACCACGCAGCTCGCAGCCGGTCAGTGTGTTCGGCTCGGTGGTCTCCGGCGCCGGTCGTGGGATCAACGTCAACGTCACGATCAACTCGACCGGCAACTACGCCTACGACGCACGACAGCTCGCCCGGCAGGTACGCCCTGCCTTCGAAGCCGAGTACGCCGAGGTCTCAGCGAAGAGGAACACCTGATGGCCGTCAATGCACCATCGACCAGTGGCGCCGGGGTGACCGGCGACGGCGACGACTACCGCATCAACAACGACTACCAGTACCCCCGCTACTACGTCCCGGCGCCGCTGCGCACCAACATCAGGCGCTACGGCATCGAGCCGGGGATGGCTCGCCTCGGCCCCTACGCCAACCAGGGACTGCTGCGTGGATGGATCTACCCGATCGACGTCAACACCCAGGACTACCTCGCCGCCGTCGGGGCCACCTCCACCAGCACCATGAACACCGCCATCACTCGTGCGCAGGCCGAGCGTGATGCCCTGGCTGCCAACGACACCGCTCCGACAGAGACGGTGGGTACGAGCACGCCTCCGGCTGGACCGAGCACAACGGTGTTGGCCAACACCGGAGATCGAGCCACGCTGCCCAAGAAGATCCGCTACCGAGAGGGCAAGCAGTTCCAGTTCAACCCGGGCTCGGTCGAGGTCGCCATCGAGATGACCAACGCTGCTCCGGCCGAGACCCAGCAGCAGGGCGGTACCGCCGGGACCGAGCAGATCGGTGGCGCCACCACCACCCTGCAGCTGCTCTTCGATCGCACGATCGAGACCTTCTCCGCCACCGTCGGGATCAAGGTGCTCAACGGCTACAACATCGATCCGATCTTCAGGGACATCGGCGTGCAGAAGGATCTGTGGGACGTCTACCGGATCGTCCTCGGTGGCGACAAGGACTACTTCCGCAACGTCGGCCGGAAGCTCGTCAACATCGATGACATCACTGGCGCTGGTGGGATGAAGGTGCAGGACGGCAGCGTCACCGACATGACCACCCGCCTGTTCGACCTCGGCATCAGCGGAGCCAGTGCGTGGGGCCGTCGCATCGCCGTGTACTACAACCCCAACCTCGTGGTCATCGGCGACGTCACATCGATCGGCTTCACCTACGCCGAGTTCAACGCCAACTTCGTGCCGATCAAGGCCAAGCTAGATCTAGGACTGTCCATCTTGCACACCACCTCAGAGTCAGGTACCGACACCTTCACGGGAGCCGATCAGGATCCCGGTAGCAACACCAACCCCGACGGGTCGACGTACACCACGACCAACCCCGACACGTACACCGCCAGCGACTACAACCCGCCCGTGCGGACCACCCCGGGTGGTCAGCACTACACGGTCTAGGTTCGGGCCGTGGACCGCTACGCCAACGAGAAGACGGTCGAGGTACCGCACAAGAACGGCGCCAACGTACGCATCGTCGTGCGCAAGCCGCGCAAGTACCCGACGCAGCGGTTCATGACCTACACGGCGACGGCTGCCGATGCGATGTGGACGCTGGCCTACCGGTTCCTCGAAGAGCCGCTCGACTGGTGGTGGGTCGCCGAGCTGAACTACCACGTCGTTGCTCCTGACGAGCTGACGTACGGCACGAAGCTGGTCATCCCGGTCGTCTGATGGCTGATGTCTTCACCGCTGGCTCGACCACGCTCAACGTCGGCGACTACGACATCGAAGAGCGTTGCGGTCAGCATGATCTGCTGACCGTCACCGGCACGGTGAAGACCTTGGCGGCCGAGGTCGGCAAGCCCGCCTCGCTGTGGATCGAACAGGGCGTGTACTCCCGTCGGATCGTCGGCTACGTCGACACGCACGGGACGTCGATGGGCCGCAACCGGGAGACCTTCGACGCCGTCTACGTGCTCGGTGCATCGAGCGTGATGCGCTCCGGCGCCGAACGCAAGTGGAAGAGCATGCGCCCCTTCGATATCGCCTGCGACATCGTCCGTCCCTACGGCTTCTGCCTGGAGATGGACACCTACAACTACAAGATCCCGCTGTTCGCCCAGTCGTCGGAGAGCGACTGGCAGCTGCTCAATCGGCTGGCCGCCGAGATCGGCATGGCGTTGATCGGTACCAACACCGTGATCCGCATGGTCGATCCGGTGCTGGAGATCCGCCGTCGCAAGCTCCGCCCGATCAACACCGTCGATGTGCGCACGCTGTCCGACTACAACATCAGCCAGTCACCGGTACCGCTCGGCTACGAGGGGCGTGTGTTCCAGGGCATCGATCGCTTCCGCTCGTCGTTCTCGGTCACCGCCAACCCCAACGCCACCGTCGTCCTGCCCGCCCCGGAGACCGTGCGCTCGTTGGAGGATGCGCTCAGCGCCGTCGATCGGATCGAGCGGCGACGCCACCGGATGAAGCGAGCGACGTGCTCGTTGAAGTTCATGCCCATACTGCGCTCTGGTACGACGTTGGCGCTGACCGACGGGACGGTGACCAAGGTGTGGTTCATCGCCGAGACGCGTCACGTCTACACCAACAACCAGAAGCTCCGCACCTACCTCGTGCTGAACCGTGACGACGACGACCAGAGCACGGCGGTCGACGCCTGGCGCGGCTCGCAGTGGCCAGAGCCGGTGCTGATGAACGATCGCTGGGTCTCGTCCATCCGCTGGGAGCGTGAGCTGTGAACGAGGGCCGCAACATGTACGCCGTCTTCGAGGCGAGGGTGCGCAAGTTCGATCCGGTGACCAAGGTCGCCACCGTCGTGATGCCGGGCGTCTACGGGATGGAGCCGTTCGAGGCGCCGCCGTTCACACGCAGCGGTATGGATCCGGCGGTGATCGAGTCGCTCGTCGTCGGCGATCGGGTGCTCGTGGTGCAGGGCGAGAACGAGGTGCCCGAGTGGCTCTCGACCAACCCCGATTGGTACCGGGCCGCCGACACCCGCTACGTCAACGTCGCTGGCGACACGATGACCGGCAACCTGACACTGCCGACCAGCACGTTGGGCTTCGGTTCTACCACCCGGCAAATGATCAACCTGTACTCAACGATCTACGGCATCGGCATCCAGTCCTCGGCGCTCTACCAACGTGTCAATCCCAGTGCCGACTTCGTCTGGTTCAACGGCGGCGTCCACAGCAACACCAACGAGGATCCCGGTGCCGGTGGCACCAAGCGGATGGTGCTGCGCGACACCGGGCTGTATCTCACCGACACCAGCCAGGACATCCGGACCTTCTGCATCGGCGACTCGGACAGCAGCGGCGCCCGGTTGCTCATGCAGCTCCCGTTCGTCGGCAACCCCTTCATCGACTTCATGGGCTGGGGTGCAGCAGGCACCGAGGCGCTGGGCTTCCGTGCCGGGAGCACGATGCAGACAGTCCTCGAACTGCAAGACACCGTGATCTTGGCCAACAAGCCGACGTATCACTCCGGCCAGGTGCGGATGCCCAGCGCCTCGCTGATCTTCGGAACCACTGCCGCCACCACGCCAACGGCCTACATCGCCCTCTACGGCGCAGCGACCGACGTCAACACAGCTGGCACCCGCTCTGGTTACATGGGGTTCCCCACTTCTGGATATCTGTACATCAACCACGAGTTGGCAGCGGGGGGCATCCGCCTGCAG